TCCAGTTTCCTGTCATCGGTTAGGCAGATTGACAACCGCTCTGCTGTGCGGTGTAGAGCCTAATCTACTGTAAACATCGCCTTTTACAGGCGCACAAACTCATCTGGAACAAGATAGCCGCCCTCTGCATCTGTACCAATGTGCAAATCATCATGGACATCGATCCAGTTACGGTTTCTGATACTGTTCCAGAATGCTGTTTTATAGGTGTCGCTTGCTGTACCTGTCTTTTCCGTTACATTCGGAGTTGCAGGTTTGCCGAGAACAGGAGTGGAAGTTGCCTTGTTCATTTCGGCTTCGATTTCAGCCTGTCTTTCCAGACGCTGGATTTCCTTTCCAAGGTCTACAATCGTCTGTTCCATTGCATCATAGGTCTTGGAATCTTCCTCACTGAGCACGCCGTTTGCATTTCTCTTGCTGTCGAGAAAATCACGGGCAGTGTCCCAAGCCTTCTTTCTCTTTTCTCTGAGTTCTTTAATCGTCATAGCCATAGTTAAAATCCTCCTTAGTATTTCAGTAATGCCAGCCTTTTTTCAAGCTGGTCAATCGGTGTGCCTTTGACAGGTTCTGCTGATGCAGATACTTTAGATAAGAATGCAGATAGATTCTTCGATTTGGAATAGGTCATTGCGGTCAGTGTATCTTCTTTTTCTTCTTCATCCTGTTCTTCCTCTTCAGGAACAACAGGCATTTTCTTCTCTGCAAACAGAATCCCGTCCACAAATCCCATTTCATGAGCCTTTTTTGCATTGAGCCATGTTTCATCGGACATCAGCTTCGCAATTTTGTTTCTGCTGAGATGAGATTTGGTTTCATAGGCGTTAATAATGCTCTCTTTGACTTCATCAAGTAGGATGATAGCTTTTTCCATATCCGCCTTGTTTCCCATAGCACAAGTGCTGGGGTCGTGGATCATCATTAGAGCAGTCGGTGCAATCAAAGTTTCATCACCTGCCATTGCCACAACAGAAGCAGCAGAGGCAGCAATGCCGTCAATTTTCACGGTAACCTTGCCTTTATGATTTTTCAGCATAGAATAAATCTGACTTGCAGCGAACACATCGCCACCTGGTGAATTAAGCCAGACTGTCAAGTTTCCGCTAACTTTTGATAGTTCATCACGAAACAAAGCAGGTGTCACTTCATCGCCCCACCAAGTATCTTCAGAGATAGGACCGTTAAACAAAAGCTCTGTTTCCGATGTATCTTCGTTTTGGATAAAGTTCCAGAATTTCTTCATTCGGTTTTCTCCTCCTTTTCTGAATTTTGATTTGCAAATGCACCTGCATCAGCAAGTTTGGTAAAGCTGCCATTTACGAGGTATAGATTTCCGCCCTCTTCCTCAGAAAGCATATTCATATCTTCAAGTTCTCTAATGTCATTCGCGGACATCCAACCGTTCTGTCTTGCGGTAGCGTAGCCCTGCATACGGGAAGCATAATCGCCTCGCAAAAGCCCGTCCACATTGAATTTCACGAAATACTGCCCTTTTTCAGAATCAGAAAGAAGTGCTTTCTGCAAAGACTGCTCCCATCGAACGATCCAGGGGTCAAGGCTGTATTTTACGAAATCAAGGGATAAATGTTCTACGTTACTGAATGTTGCATGGTCAAGATCACCGATCATATGGAGCGGCACTCTGTACATTCTTGCAATTTCTTCGATCTGAAATTTACGAGTTTCCAGAAACTGAGCCTCGTTGTTCGGAATTGAGATCGGTGTAAACTTTACGCCTTCTTCCAGAACAGCAACTTTATGTGCATTTCTTCCGCCATAGGCTCTGTGCCATGCATCTCTTAATTTATCAGGGTTTTTGATTACTCCAGGATGTTCTAACACACCACTTGGATTTGCGTTATTTCCGAAAAAAGACGCACCATAATCCTCACAGGCGATAGAAATACCGATCGCATTTTTCGCAAGTGCGATGGGTGAATATCCCACCAATCCATCGTATCCAAGTCCCGGAATGTGCAGGACTTCATCAGCATAAAGAATGATGTCGCCCTGTTCTTTCAAATTGGGATTTGCCTCATCGTAACAGCTGTAAATGTATATCAGGCGGTTTTTTTCATCACGGTCAACTTTCATCTTGTCGGGCATCAGCGGATACAATCCCAAAACATCACCTCTGCCGTTTCGGATGATCTGTGCATAGGCATTACCGTAAATCAGTAAGTGGGACATTAAGGTCTCCCTGAAAACAAATGATGTCATTTCTGGATTTGGCTGATCGTGGAGCAAAAAATAGAGCGGGTGCTGCGGCACTCGCTCTTTTCCCTTATCGTTGTATTTGTATACATGAAGTGGCAGCTGTGCAATCGCTTCTGACAGCACACGCACACAGGCATAAACCGCAATATGCTGTAAGGCTGTTCTGTCGGTGACTCTTTTTCCTGCATTGCTTCTGCCGAAAAAATATGTGTATGACGGACTGTCATAGCTGTTTTGAGGCTTATCTCTGGACTTGAACAGTCCGCTGAAAATACCCATGAAATCACGCTCCTTTCTGATGATTGCTTTTTCTGGAAAAACGTGATATAATATATACATATCTTATGCGTATTTAAGATAAAATCGGTATTAATGGAGATGATAAAATTGAAAAAATGTGTTTATTGCGGTGCAGAAATCATAAAGCCTAGTCAAGAACATATAATTCAAAATGCAATAGGTGGCTTGCTGGAATCCGGTGATATATGTTGTGAGACATGTAATAATGAAGTTTGCAGCAAAATAGATGCCGAATTCACCTCAATTTTTAATGCTATAATTTCAAAAATCCCGAATATGGAAAAGAGTAATAATAGAAAATCTAAACCAAAGTGTACTGGAAAGGCTATATGTGATGGAGTTCTGTATGATGTTATAATAAAGAATGGTAAAGTAGTTGCATGCCCAGACTTAAGTAAAAAAGAAAAATGCAGTATTTCTCAAAAAAATTTTGAGATTGTAGCTTACGATTTCCCTATCAGTAATAGGAGTTTTCGAGATGGGTTCAGTAAGATAGCTCTAAATTTTGCTTTGTCTCAAGGAATAGAATTTGAAGATATTTCTTCTGGTGTTGATATAACCAAAGATAAAAACAACAGAGTTGAAAAAATAAGATTCAATTATCCCATGTTTCCATTTGTTCCATTAAACACAGTAGATGAATACTTGGAATTGGAAAAAGAAATAGAATTGTATCATAATCTCATATTGTTTAGCCAGGAAACAAACCTGTGGTGTTACATAGACCTATTCAACACATTTCAGTATTATGTTTTGTTGTCTGACAAATGGCACAAACCGCATATCCATAAGAATTAT